CTAAGACAACTGATCTTATCTGCGAGGAAGGATCCCCTGGCTTTATGCGAAGACCTCACGGTGTCATCGTCATGGGAGATCGTGAGGTTGCACACACAGCAAGGTGTTGCCACTGCGGCCAACATTGGATCTATGTGAAGGGGTCTGGTCGGACCCGCGGGTGGTGTATGCGTTGCAATGACATCACATGCGGCAGCCCAAAATGCCACGAATGCATACCGCAAGAGAATCGCTGCGAGATAGTCGAACGAAATAATCATCAGATCCACCTATAGCGCAATAGCGCGAACCCCTCGTGGCAAGGATCTTCCAATACTACCAAGGGCGTCTCGTTCCATTGGACGACGGGGTTGCCCCCGTTGATGTCCCACAGGGGAATATTTCGCAGCCTGCACAAAGGACGCTACGCAACCGTGTCGTCGCCACCGTCCTCCTATCGTCGATCGCAGCCCTAGAGGCGGCCCCTGCAGCTGTTGACACCCCAGTAGGGAGCGTCTCCACACCACAGAGGCGCGCTATAAAGCGCCAGGAGCCTATTACAGGCGCTTCCGGGGCCGCCCTGCATGATGAGTCGTCTCAGCCGCCGAATGCGCTCCTGTGGGGGAATAGGCCTTATAGGCGTAGGCCTGAGCAGTGGCTCACACAGGCGCCCCCTGATATCCAGGCCGCAGTAAGCACAGACCCCCTTGTGGGAGGGCTATACCCGATCCCAGGGCGAAGGAAGCCCCCACAGCAGTGGCTCACACAGGCTCCTCCTGACGTTGCTGTAGCCCCTACAGGGGAGCCCATAGTCGGTATGGTGTCCCTCGCGCGCTCGCCTCTCGCGCGATCCCTTTTCGTCGTAAAACAAAATCTCCACTACCCCCCTACGCGCGATGAGGTGGGTGTCCTTACCGACCCCCTCACGGGAAGTCTGTCTGTTCCTATAGCCAAGGCTCGGAGGTCACAGCCCCTACAGCTGACTCCACCACCCGAAATTACTGTGCAGGTGGTGGACGTTCCGACGAGCCTATACCCGAATACGGTCCGGCGCCGTGTCTCCACTGCACTGCGGTTCCAGCAACTACACTACCCTCAGCTGACGGCGCCGGACACCTTTGAAGAGTCTTCGGTCTTAGGCTCGGTCTCCATACCACAGCGGGCTCGAAGAATACCTAAGCCAATACCCCTCTTCTCGCCTGACGTTCAAGCTGCGCCAGATTTGGTGAAGGACTATCTGGCAAGCGCAGTGTCGGTGCCTAAGCCGAAGGCGCGCAGAAAACCAGTGTTCCTGACATGGATCGACGCGACTGCAGCACACTTTGGGAGCACAACCCCAGTCGTCACAGGAGTGGAGCTCTTTGGTAGCTTACGGTTAGACGCAAAGCGTGTGCATAAATACAACATACCCTCAGATGCGCGCAGTCGAGCGTCGCAGGATGGATCTGCGCAGAAGATTTCGAGCGCCAAAAAGAGGCCAGCTCAAGACGGCGGGTCTCGCCTGGGGGGAGAAGGACAGCAACAATTGGAGGACAACGCGACGGAGTGATTATGGAAGAAAAAAGAGCTCACAATATGAAGCTGGGGGTGAAGGCCAGACGCGATCTTATTGTTAAAGTCTCGCGGATGGTGGCGATGCATCTTAAGGACTATCAGATCGTGAGTTGGGTGGAAGAGAATGTTGGTATGACGAGAAAGAGTATCAAGCGCAGGATTATCCCTGCAGCACGTGCTCTCCTGCGCCGTTCGGCTGACGCTGGCATGGGTCTCGCGCGGGAAACTGCTATAGATTTCTATGGGTCGATTGTTTCGGACGAAACTATGGATATAGAAATCAGGATGAAAGCACAGGAGCGGCTTGACAAAATTTATGGGACTGAATCTCCACAACGCATAGTTCAACGCGTCGTTGGTAAGCAAGAGACTACGATCAAAGTGGAATATGAAGGCGAGTCATGGAAGAACGCGCCAAGGTTTAGCGTTGAGGCTGATAATTGATTGCACACCAAATCACTGAACAGGTGAGGGCTATTCGGCTTCCTCGACCAGGGGACCATCAGATCCCGGCCTTGAATGCTCCGCATAGATACAAAATCGATGTGCACGGCCGTAGGTGGGGGAAGTCTGTCATGGCGCTCGTTGCCGCGCTAGACGGGCATGGAGGGGTTTGGCGAGGCGCGGTTCAAGGAGGAAATATTTGGTGGGTTGTCCCGAGATACGAGCATGCGAATGACTGCTGGGGTCGCTTAAAAAGGGCCTGTAGGGATGTGTGGGAGCATAAGGACGAGACGAAGCGCCTCGTTGTTCTGCCTGGTGGCGGGACTGTGCAAATCAAGACAGCCGATGATCCAGAAATGTTGCGATCGGAGGGGTTGCATGGGTGCGTCTTCGATGAGGCAGCATTTATGCACGAGGACACTTGGTCAGTAGTTCGTCCGGCGCTTGCGGACCATCAGGGTTGGGCGTGGTTTATTACGACTCCCAACCGGATGAATTGGTTCTACAGGCTATTCCAAGACGCGAAGTCAAATGGAAAATGGCGTGTAGATCAAAGCCCAACGACTGAGCTTACTGTTCCGCAGACGGAGCTTGACGAGCTGAGGTCAGAGCTTGGCACGTTTAGGTATAGGCAAGAGATTCTTGCGGAATTCCTTGAGGCTGGCGGAGGGTTTTTTAAGCGTGATTATTTCCGTTACTACCAGAATGGCGGAGCGACATATCGTTGGGGCGAAACCTCGGTTGATATCTCTAAATGTAGACGAAAGATCACCGTGGATTTGGCTGCGAGCGTAAAGACTCTTGCTGACTATACAGTTGTTACAACGTTCGCTATTACGCCAAAGAATCAGCTCATTGTTTTGGATTGCATGCGCACGCGGATCGAAGGGCCAGATCAGGTCCCCCTCATTAGGAGGGCCTATGAGCGGTGGAAGCCAGATGGTATTCACATAGAGAAGGTTGGTTATCAGCTTGCGCTGATCCAGGCTGCGCGACGTGACGGGCTTCCGATTTTTGAGCTTCCTCGGGATAAAGATAAAGTTTCTCGCGCGTCGCTCTTGCAGGCACGCATGGAGGGTGGGGATGTTCTGTTCCCGCATGAAGCCCCATGGCTGCGCGACATGGAGGATGAATTGTTGGCATTCCCCGAGGGGGATCATGACGACATAGTTGATACGTTGTCGGATGGGGCGGCGCTCGTGGTCAACAACACAGGATTCAGAGTGTGGTAATGCTCGAAAGACTACGTCAAACAATCGTGAATGCACTCTCAGTGAAAGCTGTACCCAAGGGAGGGACTCCGACGACTCCAATAGTCCCGGCTAAGAGCGTTGTGCTGTTCGAGGGGACGTGGCTCATGTGGCCTTCATGGGATATGAGGGCACAGATTAAGGAGGGGCTCGAGATGAATAGCGTGGTCTACTCGTGTGTAGACCTTATCGCAAAATCTGCGAGCTATGTGCAATGGGGCCTGTTCCAACGCTCTGGTAAGGATCTTCGTGAGATTGATCAGTGGGACCATCCATTAGCTGTTATGCTCCGTAGGCCTAACCCGCAGCGTTCTTATCCTGCGTTTCTGGATTCTGTGATTCGGTATTTACTGGTCACTGGGAATTCGTTTATATGGGGCTCTAGGCTTGCGTCAGGGCTGCCGCCGTTTCAGTTGTGGGGTCTTAGGCCGGATCGTTGGGCAATTGCGCCTAAGAAGAGCCCGATCACTGGTGATCCTATGATGGGGGTTGTGGATTATTATCAGTATTCCGTGCAGGGGACGACGCAGGCGTTTAAGCCAGAGGATGTGTTGCATCTGAGACTATTTGAGAGTGAGGCGAATGAGTGGTTTGGGCTCTCTCCTGTCCAGGTTGGGTCATTGCTTGTGGATACAGATAATAAGTCTGTGAATTGGAATCGATCGTTACTTGGCAACAGGGCTCGCCCTGACGCAGTTTTTAGCTTTGAACAGCCGTTGACTGAGGAGCAGAGAGAGGCATTCCGGAGACAGCTTGACGATAGGTATTCAGGTGGGACAAATGTTGGGAAGCCTTTGATCGTCGAGCAGGGTGGGTTTGAGTATGAAAAGCTTTCGTCTACGCCAGAGGAGATGGATTTTGTTCAATCAACCTCCATGACGAACCGCAGGATTTGTCAGCTTTTTGGGGTTGCTCCTGAGCTTATTGGCGATCCTCAGAATAAGACATATTCAAACCAGAGAGAGGCTCGATATGCCCTCTACGATCAGGTTGTATTCCCCATACTCGATTGCATTCAGAGGGAGTTAAACAACTGGCTCTCTCCGTACTATGGGGAGGGGATCGAGATTGTTTTTGATAAGGATTCTGTCGACGTCATTGCGGAGAAGCGGAGAGATCTCTATGCGAGCATCGGCATGGCGGATTTCCTTAGCGTGAATGAGAAGCGGCAGGCCGTTGGATATGACATGTACGATGACCCACAGGCAGATATCCCAGAGAAGCTATTGATGTTTTCTTCGAGCTCTGAGCCGGGCTCGGAGCCCGGCTCAGAGCTCGGCTCAGAGCCCGGCTCAGAGCCGGGCTCAGAACCCGAGGGCTACAAAGAGCCTGACACAAAGTCGATGGTCAGTTATGAGACTAAGTATCTTGCTGTCGATACGGAAGTAAAGCGCGTGGCTTTTTGGTCTGACATTGATACGAGGCGGAGGGTTTTTGAGACGTGGTCCGCCGCTCGTGTTGCGAAACATTTTGTTCTTACAGGGAAAAAAGTTGTTGCGGCATTCCATGATGGGGGGAAAGAGGCTGCGCTCGTAGCGCTATTCAACATGGAGCAACCCCTTCGCGGTGTGGTGAGATCGATCTACGCGCGTGCCGGGGAGTACTTCTTCCACCATTCAGCGAATTCTATTGACGCGGCTAAAGCGTTTATGTTTGCGTTGGAACGGAAGGATGAGCTTAGCGCATTCCAAAAGCTGCAAGCTTATTTTTCGGTGCAGTCTGAGAGCAGGGCCAAGAAGATTTCTGCAACAACGCGTGATCGCCTTGCGAAGGTGATCCAGGACTCGCTGTTAAGTGGCGACTCAGATGAGCAAGTGGCTGAAAAGATCCAAGGGCTATTTGACGTGCAGGCCACAGATAGCCGGGTGAAGACCATCGCAGAAACAGAGACTGGTGTGGCGGTAAATGCTGGGATTGCAGCTGGAGCGGAGAGCACCGGGAAAGAGCTGAAAAAGGTTTGGATTTCACAGCGTGACGACCGTGTGCGTGACCATCATAAAGCTGCCGATTCACAATCGGTTGGACTTAACGATCTTTTTACGGTGAATGGTGAGCGTTTGGAATTCCCTGGCGACACCTCGCATGGGGCTTCCGCTGACAACATTGTGAATTGCCGATGTTACTTGTCTTTTGAAGAGGCTTGATATGGACTATAAATCATTCCGTCTCACTGAAGTGAAAGCGGTAGATGACGAGCCTGGGCAATTCGAAGGGTATGCTGCTGTCTATGGGAACGCGGACCGTAATGGTGACGTGATTGATGTTGGGGCAATGACTCGGACGATCAATAGCTCGGACGGGGAATTCCCTCTCCTGTGGCAACACGATCAGCACTCCCCAATTGGTGTAGTAAGGCTCGAGGACACGCCGAAGGGGGCTAAGGCTATAGGGAAGATCGCCCTCTCGTCCCCTACAGGGGCTATGGCGTACAGCCTTTTGTTGCCACCGAATGGTTTCAAGAGAGGGGCGTTACGTGGTCTTTCAATTGGGTACCAAACAAAGAAAGATGAGATCAAGGGGTCTGAGCGCCATCTGAAGGAGATTCAGATCCACGAGGTAAGTCTTGTGACGATTGCGGCAAACCCTAAGGCGCAAATTATGAAAGTAAAAAGTGCTGAGCTTGATCGCATTTCCAAGCTTGAGCTAGCAGTGAAGGCACTTGGAACCGCGTTGGCTAAGGAGGGCTTAATCAGCGACTCAGAATCTATCTACTCGCTGCTGGGGTCTGACGGCGACGACGCAGGGAATGACGGCGACCCGAATCCAATTCACTCGCCAGTCTACAAGAACCTTATCGACGAAATGCGCGCGTATAACTTTTTGAAAGGAATTAAAACATGAGCGAAATCGCAGA